ATTTGCTCAAAGGATACGTTTGGTCTTGTAACATCTACTACTTGTTTTGTAAGTTCCGTTGTTGGGGCACTTACACCAAAATTTTCTAGCGATACCCTAAAGCGGTATTGCAGTTTAGGCATTAACAAGCCTTGAGTAGATGCACTTGCGTTGCTATCTAAAGGCACTGTTAATCTTGAGAGTGTTGAAATTGCCATTATTTGCTCCTATTACTTTTATTTATCATATTATAGGCCCGCTATTTCTCCAGTGTTTTTAAGTCTCAATGGAATGTATATAAATTCAATTGCCTTCACTGGTTCAATCGCTATGTCTACATATAGTTCGTTTCTGTCTATTCTTGATGGTGTGTTGTTACTTTCATCACACACTACTAAGAAATCATACAGTGCTCTTTGACCTACTAATTCTAACATTAGTGAGTCTACTTGTGCTTTGATCTCATCACGTGTTATCTTATCGTTTGGTTCAAAGATATAAGGTTTCGCCAACTTGTTAAGTTGTGATCTTAAGTAAATCACAAGTCTTGCTACGTTGATTCTATCTAGTGAACTTGCGTTTGCGGCTCTAGTCTTTTGACCAAAGTTAACAAGGCCAGCACCAGTTAAGAACGTAATTGGGTTTACATTGTTACTGTAAAGTGTGTCTCTTTGTCCTTCGTTAAGTGCGATTGACTTAAATTCACCTTCACTGTCAATGAAACCTGTAGCACTTGCATTTGTTATTCCACCACGTCTTGTTCCTGCTGGAGCAAACCATGGAAATGATACTTGATCGCTGAGTGCAATGGTTCTTAAGATACCATGTGATGCCGGAACTGTTACATTGTTACCTGCGTTATCACTTGTGAATAAACTTGGATAAAACACACCTAAGTATTCATCACTTGTAACAAGTCCTTTATCATTATCTTCTGTTGCCAGATTAACATTTTTACCCCAATTATTTAAAGTTGTTGCATCTGATGATAATCTGAATGGAGAGTCACCTACGATAAATGCTGTTAAGCCTCTATCACTGTTTAATGATTTCATCTCACCAATTAGTTCTGGATAACCTGGACAAGCAAGTAAGTTAAAGATTCTTGATTCATCATCTCTAATCTCTTGGTTACTGTTTACCATTGATTGTAATTGTTGTACAATTACTTTTCTTTGTGCTTTTCTACCAAATGAACCTGCGCCATCTGATTGATTTGCACTTTCAGTTACCCATCTGTGTTCGTAGTATGCTGACATACTGTTGCCTGCATCACTACCACGTAAGTTTGTTGCAGTAGTATCAACGTAGTTTCTTCTAAATTTCTTAACGTTGAATCCACTTCTTCTTGTGTTCCATAATAACATACCTTTTGGATATAGTGCTGGATCTGGAGCATCTGTGTCCATGTAGTTGCTTGTTAGCAATGAAACAATAGTTCCTGCTGTACCACTTGTAGCACCGCTTGTATTGTATCTTGCATCAGCAAATAAAACACCGTTCTCTGTTGATTGATCCGTGTTGTCTCTTAATACCCATTTTTGAGTAGTTGTATTCCACACATAAATCTTAGGATAGTTTTCTAAGTCAGCAGTTGAAATCCAAATGTCTCCTTCTGCTAAAGTATTACCGTCTGATTGTGTAGTTGGTGCAGTAGCACTAACCTGTGGACCTGCCGCATCAGTTGTATTGTAATTAATACTTCCTGACTGATAGTTTTGATATCCAACAAAGTCTGTTCCGTTGTGTATCATAATGTCTACTTCATCAACAACAGAACTGTACCATAAAGTATTGTCTGTTGTTAAGGCAGTTGGAGCATTTGCACTTGCAGTATAAGTTAATACCTGCCAGTTACTTGCTAAGAACTGCTTAGGATTAGTTGAACTGTTTGTGCCTGGTACAAAGTATAAGTTTTTAGTACCACTTGATGCACTAACGTATGCACTGAAACCATATAATGCTAAACCACCGTTAGTGTCAACAAATCTAATGTCACCACCATCGTTGTGAGTAATAACAACTCTGTTGCTTGAGTCAACACTTGCACTTACGTTTGTTAAACCAGCACCGTTGATTCCCGCCGCTAATACTTCAGCATCAGTAGACGCCCCAGTAGGTGTAATACTTACTGTTACTGGAGTTGTCATTGTATTACTGTTTGTAGTTGATTCACTAATTGTAAATGCGTATGTACCTGCACTTACCTGTGCCGCAATTATGCTTGAAGTAATTGTTGTTGCACCTGAGTTTGCACGTCTGTAAATTTTAAAGTCTGCTTCAACAGCCGCCGCTTCAGTTGTGTTTGACATTACGTATAATGTACCAACTGCTAGGTTCAATCCACCACCTGTTGAATCAAGTGCTTTTAATGCCGACATATTGTTTGGATAAATCGGAGCACTTATGTCTGTCCAAAGGTTTGTGTTTCCATTAAAGTTTTTAACTTTAATTCTTGCACCTAAGTTGCTTTCTGTAGTTTTAAACCAAATAGATCCAGTTGGTCTTGGATTTGTGTCTGTTGATTTAAATTCAGGAACATTAGTGTGAGGCGCTATATTTAACTTCGGCAAGTAATAAGTTGCCGCAGTAATACCTACTTCACCTGCTAATCCTGTACCTTCTGCAACTACAACGTTATTTGTTGTTGAGAAAATTGCTAATCTACCATTAACTGCTTTTGCACTTACACCAGATATACCAGCACCGTTGATGTCACTTACGACATCTGCTAGTGTAGTACCACTTGCTGTAATTGTAGTTGAGTTAATAACCATTGTTGCGGAACCAGTAACAGTTGGATTGCTTTGAGATCCAGTCACAGCAGGATGGCTACCTACCCATGCACTAGTTCCAACTTTTACCCAAGTACCGTCTGAGTTTTTGTAGAATAATTTGTTAACAGTAGTTGTTGTAACAAGAGCATAATCACCAACTGCTCCTACTGATGGTTTTGGATCACCACTAACATCGTTACCAACTTGTTCGTTTTTGTCTGTTATAATGTACGGAATCTTATTTGTAAAAGATTGTCCACCTGTTGTTGTTGCAGATGCACCGTTCCATTCAAATATACCATATCTTGAATTGCCTGTGTCAAACCAGTAAGTACCTGCCGCTGGATTTGCCGCTGGTGCTGTTGCAGTTGCAATTAGTTCTGATGTGTTTACATCTGCTCTAGTTACGTATGCTCTGTTGGCTACACCTAAATAAGAATATGCCGCTTGTAATCCATATTCATTAAGTTCTCCACCATGAATTGGATTGTTGTTTGAATCTGTATAAAATGTTGGGTCACCGAAAGTCTCAGTTAACTCTCTTTGTGAAGTTATTAAGTATGGTGTTCCCGCTTTTGCTTTTGTTGTGCCTGATGCTGTTGCTGTTCCACTACCGTTTTGTTTGTCTTGTGCAGTGATAACAAAAATCATCGGCGTAGTGCCTGGTTCAGCCGGGGTATAGAACGATTCGTCTATAACACTGACCTGTACACCTGGTGATACTAAATTTGCCATTTTTTGTTCTCCTATTGGATCTTTCGTTATTAGTATTTATACGAATGTTCCAAAATCTAGTGTAAATATCGCCTGAAAAAGGGGGCAAAAAGGTGTGGTAAATACTATTATGAGTAGACCTTTATGTAATTACTGTAAACAAAGACCGGCGGCTGTCAACTATAAGAAAGGAAACAAAACTTATTATAGAAAGCAGTGTGAAACTTGTATGCATAATGGTAAAGGACATGGCATACCTAATTGGCATAAGGCAGGTTATAGACAAAAGGATACTTGTGATAAGTGTGGCTTCAAGGGTGAAGAAGTTCAGTTCAATGTTTACCATATTAATGGTAACCTAAACGATTGTCATTTTAGTAATTTAAAAACTGTATGTGCTAATTGTCAAAGGACTATGCAACGTGTGGGGTCACGTTGGAAACAAGGCGACCTTGTACCTGATTTTTAAGATCTTCTAATGTTCCATTGTTATCTATTACAACATCAAAGTGTGTGTTTGCCCATGCCCATTCACTAGGGTGTACGTCTTTAGGTTCAACACCAATATCTTGATATACTCTAAACCACATTGGATCTATACCACGTTTCACACGCCATACTTGACCACCTGCTTCTAGTATCATTTTTGCTTCGTTTGGAAATCTTACATCTGTAATAACAAAGTTCTTATCCTTGTTTTGTAGTAAATGTTGTTTTGTTAAACTTACCCATATACCATCAAAAAAGCCAACACGCATACATTCTGTACCAAATTCTTGCAACACCAGTCTTGGAGTAATTTCACGTCCTGTTTCAGTACTCCAAAATTCGTCTTTTTGTTCTCGCCAAGCACGTGATTCATCTGTTTTACCGTCAAGCAGTTCTCTGTCCCAACTGAACATTACTGCAACTGCATCTTTGAGTCTATCTGCAAATGATGTTTTTACAAAATTATGGTTATCTATTAATGTTTGTGCTACTGTGTCTTTACCGGATCCAATTAATCCGCAAATGCCAATTATCATGCGACTATTTCCTAATGTTAAGTTAATAGTATATACTAATGTTTAGTGGATGTCAAGAACTTTTTAACCGATTGTGAAACCGTATCCTTGGCCGCCTGCAACTTGCAGTTTAAGATCTTCTTCTAATTTATCAAGTTCTGTTTGTGCTTCTTGTTTGAGTGCATCACCATTTAAAGTAGAACCTCCTTGTGGTCCTGCAATAGTGGCAAATTTGCTTCTTGCTTCACCTAGCATATACTTACATTTTGCTAATGTGTAATCTTTAATCCATTGTTTAGCAAGATAATCATTTAGTAACTCGCTGTCTGGTCTATAATTGTAGCAATATAAAAGTAAAGTTTCTTCTGCTCTAGGTCTTTGTAATAAAGTAAGCCTTTTTGTTGTTGTGTTCCATTTAAACTCTATGAACGAACCAAACATTCTACCAACTAATTCTTGGTAACTTGCAAACATATTGTAAGTTGCTAGTCCACCCATATTAGAACTTGCTAATAGATAAGTGTTTGTGTATGCTAAATTGAATGGTTCAAATAATGTACCACCGTCTCCGCCACCTGTTCTAGAACCAATGCTTCTTCTGAATATTTTTCTAACTTCTACTATTTCGTTTGCTAATGTGTAATCATTCTGATCTATTACTGTATCTAGAAAAATATAACTTTCTTCAACAGAATTATCAGAACGCTGACGGAATTTGTCAAATGCTGTACGCAATGAGATCTCATAGTGTTGTGGATCTAATTCAACATCGATCATTCCCCCGCCTAGCATTGCGGACACATAATCAAATATCTCTTGTTTTTGGGTTACAATATCGCTCATCTTATATGTATTTATGCGAACGATAAATACAATTACTATGCCGAGACTGAGTTTATACAAACCTGAAAAGGGAAAAGATTACGAATTTCTAGATAAAACCATACAGGAGATGTTCACTGTGGGTGGTACAGACGTATTTGTACACAAATATCTAGGACCTAAGAATCCGGACGAAGCAGATGCTACTGCTGATCAGCCAAGATATGATGCTGTAAAAGAAACTAATATTCAGGATATGCTTTTCATGGAAAACCGTGATAGAAAGTATGATCCTGATGTATATGTTATGCGTGGTATTTACAATGTTCAAGACGTTGACTTTGACATGAGTCAGTTTGGTTTGTTTTTGCAAAACGATACATTGTTTATGACTCTGCCTATAAATTATAGTGTAAAAACTCTTGGTAGAAAAATAATGTCAGGTGATGTATTAGAACTACCCCACTTGAAAGATGAACACGCATTAAATGATTACAGTGTTGCACTAAAAAGATTTTATGTTGTTGAAGACGTAAACAGAGCAAGTGAAGGATTTTCACAAACTTGGTATC